TTATACTTACACAGCTATTAAAACAGCAGCATCAACTTACACAGTTTTAGCAAGTCAAACACAATTTAAATAAAAAAGGAGACCAGAAAGTTATGCCTTTAAACTCAACACGCGGAGCTGGTTCAGCAAAAGGATTTGGATTTACAGCAGGTGGAGCTGGCCCTGTTTCTACTGATATTTTATTAGTAGCTGGAGGAGGAGGTGGTTATACTGTTTGTGCAGGAGGTGGAGCTGGTGGATTTAGATTATTAAGTGAACAAAAATTAAAAAGAGGTACTTCATATACAGTAACTGTAGGAGCTGGTGGAGCCACAAATAATATAGGAAATAATACTTCTGTGTCTGGTGAAGGACTTACAACTATTACAGCATCAGGAGGTGGAACAGGTAGAGAAGGAAATAATAGTCCTAATGGTCCTAATGAACCGACAACAGCAAATTTTAATGGTGGTTCTGGAGGAGGTGCAGGATATGCAGACGGAGCACCTGGTTCAGCTCCAAGTAACAGAGGACAACCTGGTGGTTCAGGTAATTTAGGAGGATACTCACCATCTGAAGGAAATAATGGTGGAAATCAAGTTCCTGGTGGACAAACTAGCCCTGGTTCATTTGGTGGAGCAGGGGGAGGCGGAGCAGGCGGAGCAGGTACACCTGTTGGTGTAGGAAATAATTTGGCATCTTCTGTAGGTGGTCCTGGATCTCCAGTAACATCAACATTTGGAGCGTCCCCACAACCATTCTATGGGCCAACAAATGGAGTTTACGCTGGAGGAGGTGGTGGGGGTAATTTTAATGGAGGACCTTTTGGAGGTTCAGCATCACCTGGAGGGGGAGGTGCAGGTGGAAATAATGGAGCAGCTTCAGCAGGAACAGTAAATACTGGCGGTGGTGGAGGTGGAGGAGGTCATGATGGGCCTACAGGATATGCAGGTGGATCAGGTGGATCAGGTAGAGTTATGATTAAAATACCATCTACAGTTTCAGTAACTGTTGCACCTGGAACAAATACTAATACAAATGTAGGACCTGGAAGTTTTCAAGTAGCTAACTTTACAGTTCCTGGAACTATAACTTTAAGTTAGATATATGGCACATTTTGCAGAATTAGATTCAAATAATATAGTTTTAAGGGTTGTCACGGCTTGTAATATAGATATTGCAAATAATGGTGGAGAACAGTCTGAACAAGCTGCTAATTATTTTACATCTCAACCTGCAAATAAATTTAGCAAAAATGGTGTTAAATGGATTCAAACTTCTTATAACAATAATTTCAGAAAACAATATGCTGGAAGGGGTTTTACATATGACACAATAAAGGATAAATTCATTGCACCACAACCATTTGCATCTTGGTCATTAGATTCTAATGACGACTGGCAAGCACCAGTTGCATATCCAACAGTTGTAATTTATGGCGTTAATCAAGCTTATTATATTAAATGGGATGAAAAAAATTTAAAATGGCTTGGTTATACTAAAGAAGGAAATGAATTTTCATGGTTTCCTAGTTCAAATTCTTGGGTTGCAACAGGTAATTAATCACTATTTACATTTATATTTAAATTTAATACACAGTTTGTGTGAAAGAAATTAAAAATTTATTAAATAAAAATACATCTGATTATATAGAACAAGAAATGTTCTCTAATAAATTTGCTTGGTATATTCATCCTGTAACAAAAAAAGAAGAAAATTTTTATTTTGTTCATAATTTCTATGATGATAAAATAAACAGTTCTTATTTTGATAGTTTAATATTACCTATTTTAGGTAAATTTGAATTTAATAAAATATTAAGGATAAAAGGTAATTTATATCCTAAAACCAATAAAATAATAGAACATGCTTTTCATGTTGATCAAGTAGAAGACCATAAAGTAGCTATCTATTATATTAATAGTAATAATGGAAAAACTATATTTAAAGATAATCAAATAAGTAGTGAAAAGAACAAACTCGTATTATTTGATGGCAAAAAAGAACATAAAAGTACTACTTGCACTGATAAAAGTTTTAGAATTAATATTAATATAAATTATATTTAGTAATTAATAACCATTTACATTTATAGTTAAATTTGATATTTAATTCATAATGAAATTATGAATTTAGAAAATTATTATTATTATTTTAAAAAAACATTAACACCAAAATTTTGTGATGAAGTAATTAAATATGGAACGTCTTTACAAGATACAATTGCTTTAACTGGTGGACAACAAGAAAAATTAAAATCTAAAAAAACTTTATCAGATGAAGATTTATATGATTTAAAGAAAAAAAGAGATTCTAATATTGCGTGGTTAAATGATCGTTGGATTTATAATGAGATACAGCCTTATGTGCAAGAAGCAAATATAAAAGCAGGTTGGAATTTTCAATGGGACTATTCTGAAAATTGTCAATTTACAAAATATAAATTAAATCAATTTTATGATTGGCATTGTGATAGTTGGGACAAACCTTATGATTCTAAAGATTTAAATTATCATGGAAAAATTAGAAAATTATCTGTAACATGTTCTTTATCTAATCCAAAAGACTATAAAGGAGGAGAATTAGAATTTGATTTTAGAAATTCAGATAATGGAAAAAAGTCTATAAAAATATGCAAAGAAATAATGGAAAGAGGATCAATAGTAGTATTTCCATCTTTTGTTTGGCATCGTGTAAAACCTGTAACAAAAGGAACAAGATATTCGTTAGTAATATGGAATATTGGATTTCCCTTTAAATAAATTTTATGAATAATTTTAAAAAAAATAAATATATAATAATAAAAAAAGCTATAACAGAAGAAATAGCAAATTTTACATATAACTATTTTTTATTAAAAAGAAAAGTAGCGGATACTTTATTAAAAACAAGATTTATATCTCCATTTGATACCTATTTTGGTACATGGAAAGACCCACAAGTTCCAAATACTTATTCTCATTATGGGGATATTTTAATGGATACTTTATTACAAGTTGTTCAACCGAAAATGGAAAAAGAAACAGGATTAAAATTAATACCTAATTATTCTTATGCAAGAATTTATAAAAAAGGAGATATATTACATCGTCATAAAGATAGATTTTCATGTGAAATATCTACTACTATGCATTTAGGTGGAGGTTGTTGGCCAATTTATTTAGAGCCAGATTCTTCTAAAGGTTTTATAGATGAAAAAACAAATACATATAAACCATCTAATTCAAAAGGAGTAAAAGTATTATTGTCCCCTGGTGATATGTTAGTATATCGTGGTAATCAATTAGAACATTGGAGAGAAAAATTAGATTTTGATGATTGTGGTCAAGTATTCTTACATTACAATGATATTAATACAAAAGGTTCTAAAGAAAATATATATGATAAAAGACTACATTTAGGTTTACCTGAATGGTTTGCTATGAATAAAGTAACTATATAAAAATTCAAGTTTTAAAAACAATGATTGCTTTATTAAAAGATAAATTCTTATCAAAAGAAGAATGTAAAAATTCAATAAATTTTTATAAAAAAAATAAAAAAAATGTATTAAATTTAGAGATGTTTTTCCACTACATTTAAATATTTATAAAGATATAGATAAAAATTTATTTGAAAAAATAAATAATATTTCTTTATTAATCAATAATTCAATAATTGATTGGGCTCAAATAGTATATTGGCCAAAAGATTCTTTTCAAAATTTACATTTTGATAATGCATCTGAAAAAACTACATTATCTTCTATATCTTATTTAAATGATGATTTTACAGGGGGAGAAACTTATTTTGAAGATGGTACAACATTTAAACCTAAAACTGGGAGAATTTTATTTTTTGATGGAAAATATTATTTTCATGGAGTTAAAAAAATTATATCTAAAGATAGGTTTGTTTTAGCTATATGGTATAAGGCAAAATAAGAAGTACCATTAATATAAAAACTGTGTATAATAGCTGCTTATGCCATTACAAAAGATTCAATTTAAGCCAGGTTTTAATAAACAACAAACTGCAACCGGAGCCGAAGGGCAATGGATTGATGGTGATAATATAAGATTTAGATATGGAGAACCTG